TGCGGTTTTGCCTGTGATCGTTGTTGGAGAAAGTAGATTTGGTGCGGCCATGTTTGATCCTATCCAAAAATCATCGCCGCAATAGCAGCAGGATATACAGTCCGACTAGATGGTAGCGTTACAAATACGTTTTTCGTTCCCGCCCCAAAGTTTACAAGGCTTCCTGAGTTGCTGGAAGACAGTACAGTATTTCTTGCTAAGGTTGTACCCGAAGACGTATAAGTCCCGATTCCAACTTCCCAGTTAGAACCAGAAGCGTCTGCAATGGTGTAAGTAGTCTGATTGCCGTTACCAATAACAGCAAACGATTGAAAACCTGTTGCAGCACCAGCGAGGGTTATAGTCCCTGTGCCGGTGCTGGTTGTGGTTTCCTGTACACGATCTGCAATAACGAAAGGCATTATGCGGACAAGCTAAAGGTGTAGGTTACTTGCAGCGTATCCCCGCTAACTACAGCGCGGTCGCCGCCTGTAAAATCCGAACCTGAAAATAGCGTTCCGGTAGTTCCGCCTTTTGTTGAACTGCTTGTCAAAAAAGCGCCGCCAATCGTGGTAGTACCATTGATATTGAACGTCGCCTTGCTTGCAGTGTTTGTCACGACAGATGGATTTGCCGTAGTTGCAGCTGCAAAAGTTGCCGCAGGACGTGTTGCATCGCTATACGTTGTATTCTCCGTCCAACCGGCATGAGAACTCATCGTATCCCCAGCCGCCGGGTTATTGCTTGACGCAGCACCCCAAAGTCCAACAAACCAAGAAGTAATGCGTGCTGTAGCCCCATCAAGAGAGGTGCCAGCCATGTATTGCAAACCAACATTAACTACAAGATTTTTAGATTCGCCAGACCATTTTAGTTTGCCATTTTTGTCATAGCATTCAAAAATGAACTTTCCAAGCGCCAAAGCGCATTCGTCATTTTGTGGGCGTGCTACAAGAGCGTTTGCCACCACATCTTTGCTTTTTGCAGTTTCCATCATGTGATCCTTAGAAGTGAGTCAGACGCTCCCATAGGAGGAAAGCTAATCACCAAGTTGGAAGCGGTCTTGGTAATCGTGGAACCGAAATTCAGCACACACACAGCGCGCGACCCTGTCGTATTGTAGATAAGAGCGCCGCTACAAGTCAAGGTTACATTAGAAAAGGTGATGTCGTCAAATGACCAGTACCCGGTTGTGCCCGACGACAGTGGCGTAATGTTTGTAAGAACAGCCCCTCCAGGCGTGTAATTGGTTCCACTCGCCTCACCTTGAGAGGTGTATACGGCGGTGTCTGCACCAAGGTTTGCAGTGGAGGTGTAGAGCGCAAGTTTGAAAACATTTCCGGTAGTCCTTGTAAAATTATGTAGCGCTTGCGCAACTTCTGCCTTAAAACTTGTGCATGTAGTTTGAACAATCATTACGTGACCCTGTCAACAATTTGACCGGCGCGATACTGATCCTGCCGCTCTAGACCTTCTCCAAGTCGTTTTGCCAGAGTGAGCGTTTCCTGGAATTTGCTGTTTAGGTAATTGATTTGATCTGGCTCTGCTTTCATAAAAACCGCCGCTTCAGCAAGTCCGCCATAAAGGAGCACAGTGTCAAAATTTTCACTAAGCCAAGTTGTCGTACCGTCAATATTGTTATACGTAATAGATTCTGGGTAGTAGAAATAATGCAATTCAACTTGATAATTTAAATCTGGGGTTGGCCCTAGCATAAACACAAGTTTTTTAGGGGCATTAGGGAAGTCTGGACCAAAAAGCGCATAACAATACGGAAGCCCCGTGTTTCCTGCGCCCGTAGGAATTGGAAACGATTCGCGAATAAAATTTACATCTTTATTTAACAAAAAATGATATTGCCCATTAGTTTCTATAGCAGCCAGAGAATACGCGGCGAGAAAGTCTGTGGGGCATTGCAGATACCTGTTGTTTGCACTGCAATTCCCAATAACATTTTTTCTTAAACTTGGGAACTGTACTGCATTGTAGATTTTTTCCTCGGCTTGGGTAACAAACGTCGTAAGACTGGTCACAGAGAACGATGTCTCCATGTAGTCTTGGATAGACGTTTTAAGCTCTCCCCAGTTCATGCCATCGGACCTCTACACATAGTTCCCTTGGTAGCACATCCTACACCGCGCATTTTGATGCCAGAAGTCTTAACCTGAATGTTAGGGTTGATTCCCATTCCATGCGTGGGCCTCCAGTCTGGTCGCAGATTATAAGGCATTTCTTTCCCCGGGCTTGTTTCTACAGTGACCTTTTCCCCCTTCATGGTATGTGGAGGGGCGTAGACCGATGCAGGGCCAACTTCCTTGCCGCCAATCTTCATGGAATATTTTGCCATCATTTGCCCCCCTGGTTGTTCACCCGCGCCATGTTGCGTCCAACACTACGCATCATCTCGCCTGTTGGGCCACCTTTGCGCAATTTGGTCATAGGCTTGCCAGGATGCATGGCCCTTTCGTGTTTATGTACTGCTTTAGCGGTTTTGTCTTGGACAGTGTGTTTCATGATAACTCCTAGCTTATAGTAACGCTGTTGACAACAATTGGCGAGGCCAAGCGGTTTGGGGTAAGGGCTGCATCAAAGGATCTAGCACCCCCGACTGGACTCCACCCCCACTCAATTGTTCTACTGCCGTCCGAGGGAACCCCTGTCAACAGTGAGCTTGCGCCAACCTGATCGGTAACTTGCAAGCCGTTATACCCCGACTGATAGTACGAGTTGGAGTCTGTTCTTGGGTTGCGCACCGCCTGTGGATCGTTCACTGGATACATTCCAAGCTGAAGTTGCGGCTGGTCGGGTTCCCAGCACTCTGGACACACAAGGATGTTGACATTTTTTGTTTTTATTGTCAATTGCCTGAGTTGCTTGAGTTTGTATCGGAAATTACAACGATCACATTGTGCTATAGCAAATTTGCCGCTTGAAAACTGATTGGGCATTACGTCACCCCAAGAAAGGACTGACGGGGTACAAACCGAATTGACGCCTTTTCCCGGTCTTCTTCGGATGCAAGTTGCCAAGCCTCATCATACTGCGCCTTCAAAGTTTGCATCCTCTCTAATCCTCCACGAACTTTCATGGATAGGCGATAGGCCAGCCCAGAAATCATTGCCTCATGGAATCGAAATGGTATGTCTTCCGTATTGACGCCGTTTCCTGCGTCATAGAGCCTTCGCATCCACCAGTATACCAAGGTGTAATAAGGGTTGCTGATAGATCCTTGGTCAGGGGCAGGCCACACCGTGATGTTGGGAAACTGAGTGCTTGTCAGGGATCCTCCCGACGCATGCGCCGCCGCAGTTGTGTTGTTTTGTCCACGCACCACGTTGTTAAGTGTTGCATACGCTGACGCACCTGTTGCCACATTTTCTGCCAAAGTGCTCGTACCATAGTAGTAAATTACCTCTGAGCCAATGGTTGCATATCCCGCATAGGGCACCCGTACTAAAGTACTTACGGGCAAAATATCTGCGGTAGCCGTCACATTTGCCGCTAATGTTGCAGTGAATGTGTAAGTTTGCCCTCCCTGGCGATCCACATAAATTTGGATTGGTCTGCCAGTAGCGAGCTTGTTGGGAATGGTGGAATAGGTGCTAACGGAAATTCTGCTGATATTGATATCAGTTTGATTAGAGTCTGCGCCAGTTCTTACAATAGTTTCTAGCAAATCTACAGTATTGATAGGCAAGGGATAGGTAATTTGATTTGCATAAAGGGGTATGGCACCCTGTTCTATTGTCCACAGATTGATACCACGATTCGCCCATTCTGTCAACAACAAGTTTAAGCTGCGTCGCGCTGTACGCAAATCATATCCAGAGCGCATCTCATAACCGCAGCGTTCATAAGCTTCTTCGGCAATTTCATTGAAGTTAGGATTAAAAACTGTTGTGGCTGTTGTAGACATTATTTTCTCGCTGCGCGCATGTTATCTACAAGATTAGGATAAGGGCGTCCAGCAGCCTGTGCCATCGCCTTAGCCTTGGCTTTCTTGGCGCTGCTTAACGGCTTTGGTTTGCCAAGCTTCTTGGGGCGGGGGCGATCCCACACCTCACCTCCAGCAGCATACTCGGTAAAGTCCGTATTGTCACGCCGCTTTTTCAGCTTTGGTACTTTTGCGGCGCTAATTTTGCCCATCCCTCGGCTTTGCATCATTTCCAGCTCCTAGTAACGCCTGCAATCCAAAATTGGGAAGCGTGTTTGTCAATGGTCTCAAATAATTGGGTGCTTTGTAAAGGTCATATGGACCGAATTCTGGCGGAGGAACTTCAGGGAAGGGATAGTCCACATACACTTTCCCCTGAGTATACGGGAAAATTCCAAACAACGGAAACGGTGGCGGCGGGGTGGTGGGCGCCGTAAGTTTTGGTGTCGTAACCTTTGGTGTCGTCACCCTTGGTACGGTAGGCTTGGGCGTTGACCCAGTTGGTGGGGGCGGCGTAGCAGACGTTGTCGTAGGCTCAGGAGGTTCTCTAGAAGTTGTCGTAGGCTCAGGAGGCCGTTCAGACATTGTTGTAGGCTCTGGAGTCTGCCAAGGAAGACTTGTCAAAATAAGAAATGGAGTGACCTTTGGTATTGTTATGTCTTGAGTTATATCAGGTGTTATTTTTGGAGTAACACTTGGCACGGTTATTTTTGTAGTTGGAGTTGGCTCGATAATTATATTGTTTTCTCGAATTATTTTTTCTAATTCAACACTGAGGCGAATTGAAATTGATACAGATGTGCTTATGTTTGGCGTAACATCTGGAGTTATATTTGGTGTAACCTCCAGAGTTATATTTGGTGTAACATCTGG